ACTAGGTTTGAAGACCCAATAAGTAATGATGATGGTAGTGTACCATTATTTGATGGTTTATACAATCTACAATTACCTGTAGCACAGTTTTCTAATTTGGGTATATATACCATTGTAATAAAACCAAAAGAGACCAGATTAAGATTGGTAGATTGTGGTAGCTTAGCGGCATTTCCAAGTATAAAGGGAATTGTAATAGATAAAGGACAGTTTGTTTTGGAAGATTTGGTTGGGTCAAGAGTTGAGTATTTTGATGATAATGGACAAAAAATACCAGGATTATTTAGAATAATAACATCAGCTAATTTAGCAGAACCAGTTAGTCAAAACTTACCTAATACAACACAAAAAGGTATAAAATATAGATATAATAATACATCTAATTTAATTTTTTGTACAGTTACACCTAGTTCAGCACCAAGTGTATTACCAAATGAATTTCCAACAATAGGTACACCCAATCAATTAGTAGCAATAACAAAAGGCAACTTTAATCCAATAATGATTGAAGTTGAGATGGTAGAACATGACACAAATACATTGGCTTACGGTATATTTGGTAATCAAAGTAAGGGTATACAAGATGGTATATACACAATATATGACTTTGATAATAACATTTATAAACAATATAATTTGTTTGAAGTACAAGATGAATTTACTGGTGAACCATTATTTGAAGTTAGAGAAGAAAGAACAAATATAGATGAAACTAAGTCATTTGATAACGTATCCGATTTCCCAACACAATAATAAAAAATGCCAGTTAGAGTAGTACCTAGGTCGTTAACAGAAGCTTACAAACAGGGTGAAGGTGATTTCGCCCCAAGTTTGGTGGGCAACCAGTTTACAGACGGTGTTACTTTATTTACTATGGGTAATTTTGCTATAACCACAAATTTAGACCCAAAAATAAGTAAAGATTTTGTTAGTGGTGAATGGTCAGATTACTATTCTTTAGATAAATTAAACATAACCAATGAACAATCAGTAAGTTTACTATCAAATAAATTATTAATTAGTTTAAATTTTGACAAAACTAGAATAGAAAGATATGTTTACTATGGTAGTTTTTCTGAGTTTTTAAGAGTAGAAATAGAAGATATTATATTAAAATGGAAAGGTTCATTATATGTACAAACTAGTGTTAATAATAGTGTTATAAATACGGTATTAAATTATAATTATGACCCTATTGGGAATAGAAGTTCATTCGTAATACCAACGCTTGGTATTATTAATAATTTTGGGTTATATTTTAATACATCTGAAACTGTAACAACATTAAATTTACCTAATGTAGTCCAAAATTATACAAAATATAATATATTTAATGATTTTGGTATTTTTAATATTGTTGAATTTACTGGTTCTACAAGTACTAATCCTTACATTAATGTGGTCACCGTTGGTGAAGTATGGCCAGCTTTAACAGGAACAACATTTGGTCCATTTAAATACCATGTTAAACCAAATCAAACTGAAATAAGTACATTCTTTTTAGATTTAAGTGATTTTCAAAAAATATTATTAAATGAGTTGACAGTACCAAAATATACTGCAGAATTTAATGTACCATTTGAGACTGAAGCAGGAATAATAATTACTTCAGATAAAAAATTTACATGGCCAACTTCTGATGGGTATAACATAAGTGTTAGTGGGTCAGAATATATTACTTATATAAACAGTATATTTAACGCAGCATTTAATTTTGATGACACAAAGACAGACTTAGTGTCAAGAAGATTTGTATCAGAATCTATACATCAATTTGATACGCCTGGTGACGGTGATGATTTAACTGGAAAAAAAGTTGAGAAGTTATTAAGAATTTATGGTAGGGGGTTTGATGATGTTAAAAAATATATTGATGGAATTTCTTTTGCAAATGTTGTAACATATGATAAAAAAGATAATACTTCAGATAATCTAATAAAAGGGTTTGCTAAAACACTTGGTTTTGATATTTTTGAAAGTTTATTTGGGGGTAATTTTGATTTATTAAGTTATATAGATTTTGGTGATAAACCACAATTTTCTGGATATTCAAGAGAACTTTCACCACAAGAAATGGAAACTGAATTGTGGAGAAGATTGGTTATAAATGCTTGGTGGTTATTTAGGTCAAAGGGTACAAGAAAAGTATTGGAATTTTTCTTAAATCTTTTTGGAATTAATGAATGTCTTATTTCTTTGAATGAACATGTTTATATTGCAAAAAATAAATTAAACCCAACAGATGTGTATACACAAATAGTAGAATATTTTACACAATTAAGTGAGTTTGGTTTATTGCCCGACGACTCAACATTTGACCCAACAAGTACATCTGTTATTGGAACAGGCATAAGTTTAAGTGATTATCCTTTGGATGCAGAAGGGTTTCCAAAACCGTTTTTAAATAATTCAGCAAATTATTTTCAAAATGATGGGTTTTGGTGGAATGGCGGTACAGAAATAACAGTGGGAAATAACCCACACTTGGGACCATATGATTATGGACAAAGTTATATCGATAGGTTTACGTGTTTTATAGATGATTTTCAACCAGTACTAACCGCTACCACAACAGAAGTATTTAGTAGAAATTTATTTACAGAATATTTAAATGGGACTTTTGAATTGGGTCCAGAATATAGTATAGAGGTTGGACAAGAAGTGAACATTAGTAGTGGCACAGTAATTGCGGCAGGAGTTATGGAAGGTATTGGTGCCGATGAGGAAAGTCATAGTTTTTATCAAGTAACAATTTCAACAACAGATACGTGTGACATTTGTCCTCCCGTCCATCAGGAAAAAGACGGTAGTGTAATAAATGTTACACAACCAGGAACACCCTTAAGTGGTGAATGTTGTGATTATTATTATTTATCAACAGAAATACCATTAGAAATTGGACCATGTGGAGACTTAAATACTGTTACTTATACCATAGAAAGTTTTTATAATATAACAGGCCAAGCGGTGGATGAACAAACATTCTATTTAGGCGGTCTTGTTAATTCAGAATGTTGTAATAGTGTTTGGTTGGGTCAACTTAATATTTTTGATGACATAAATAATTTAAATATTATTTGGGACCCAAATCATAATCTATGTTTAATTAACTCAATGGCGATACTTGTTGGACTTAATTCAGCACAATTAACTGATGTGATTTTTGATGTTAACAGCCCAAGTTTAGGTGGTGGTACGACTGGTGGAAGTACTGGCACTACTACCACAACGACACCAGGAGAAACAGAATTTAAGTGTTGGTGGTGTCCACCAATTGAATACATGACTACAATATGTAATACAACAGAATTATATACATTATATACCGATACAGAGTGGGTGATGATAGCAAATAATTTTGGGTGTGGATGTTCTACCCCAACTGAAGCAACAACTTTTTTAGATACACAAGTATTTCAAAACACTTTTAATCAAGGTTGTATATATGTTATTAATTCTGGTGGGTACACAGAGATATTAAGAGATGAAGAGTGTTGTACATTGAGGGGTGGCACATGGGACAGTACACTCAATCTTTGTTACTTACCAAACCAAAACGCTTGTCCAATAACTGATATTAGAGATGGTGTAGTGACATATGACCCAGCAATAGTAGTTGCCGCATTGGGCGGAAATAATTTTACAACCTTAAGTTCTCATTGTTGTAATTTATTTAATTTTAATTTTGGTAACACATATACCATTACTAGTGGTACCACACAAACAAATTATTCTGATGGTACCATAATAGTTGAGGCACAACAATTATTTAGTATTGATTTAAATGATAATGGTACAACAGCAAACTATTGTTCCCCATGTTCATTTGATATGGAGGTAATTGGTAATGAACTTTTCGACTCAAATGGAAATCAATTAATAGAGGAGTGTTGTTTGTATGTTCATAGTTTGGGAGCAACTTATTCACCATCATATGATAATGGTAGTAACTATATTGGGTGTATAAATTGTCCACCATATAGGATAAATACTGGTGCTATCGTGTACGACGAAGGTGGGGCCGTCACAGGTCAGATACCAGATTCATTTATTGACGCTAATACTCAACAAAATATTAGTGAAGAGTGTTGTAATAATTTAAGTGGGTATTATATAGACACTGTATGTTATGTGTGTCCCCCAGCATCTTCATTATTTTTTGATACATCAACCAAAGAATATACATATAATGGACAATCAATACCAAATACATGTTGCACAGAATTATTAGTGGGTGCTGCAGTAGTTTATAATACTATTCAAGGGGGTTGTTATGAAGTATAATGGAATATAAAGAAATGGTATATAAAAATAATATAAATAAAATATTTATAATTAAATAACAAAATGGGAAAAGATTTTCCAGGTGGTGGAGGAGTACCACCAACAGCTTTTGGATGTAGTGACCCTACAGCATTTAATTATTGCTCAAAATGTGATACTTGTGGTGGTAGCCCCCCATTTGCAAATAATTGTTGTACATATTTAGGGTGTCCCGACCCGGCCGCATCAAATTATCAACCACTTGGAAATAGTTATGGAAATTTCAACAATGCGGAACCACATCCAGGGTGTGGTGGTGGCGGAATTACTGATGCAAGTTGTTGT